ACGCTTTAAAAACATATCCAAAAGTGAGTAGTTGTTATATGTGTCAATTGAAATAATTGTTCTTTTAAGACGGTGCTTAATTCTTGAATCTAGCATCCCTATAAAATCACTTTGAGTGATGGGCATCTTTTTATCATAGAATTGCCAAATTTTGTGAATGTCATAAAAATCTCTTGCTCTTTTTTCCTGAGATTCATCTGAAGCGATTTTTTCTAGGAATTCTTTATATAATTCTTTTTCAAGTGTTATCTTTTCAACAAAAGTCCTAAAGGGTTCTTGGGTTAATACTTTAACTTTATCAATCTCATATTTTATTATTTCATCTTCTTCTAAATACTTGTAAATGATGGGCGTAATTTCTTTTTCAATCACTGGAAATGGATCCGTGAATGTGATGAGTTCAAGTTTAACTCTTTGATCCAGTTCACTCTGATGATCTGTGTCATAATAGAGATAAACTTCCTTAAAATCAGAATGGATTGGATTAGATGATTCTGTTTTCCAAGGCCATGTATTCAACAAATTTTCAATTGCTTCGTGTGTCTTTTTCTGTTTAGCTTTTCTACTTTTAGCTGTGGCAACAATATCAATGTCTTCAGAAAACCTTTCAATCAATTGATAACATTTCGATAAGGATGTTCCACCGATAAAGATTAAATCTTTCAGGTTTTTATAGAGTTCTTTAAGGGCCAATACAACAAAATAGTCTTTTAATATGATTGCTTCATCAATTTTTTCTTCTTGGCTAGCTAAAGCAACATAGTTCTTAAATAATTTGTCATCAAGATGCAGTTTCATGATTCAAGATCTCCTTCACTAACTTTCTATAATTGCTGTACCTTCTACCATTATAATAATAGCTATATTGAATCAGTTTTTTTTTATTTAAATTGAGACTATTGATTAATTCATTCAGCATGGATAGATTCTTACTCATCTCAAAATCACTGTGCTTAATATGTTTGACAATTTCAAGAAACTCAAGGTAGTGTTTATTTGTTTCATTTATTTCAAATGGCGGATAAGAGATGATAACTTGACTGTCATATAATTGCTTTGATCTTGTATGTATAGATACGTTATTTGAAAGTACTTCATAAAAAGTTGACACTTGTGAAGTGAATTTGTATTTATATAGTAAATACGCACCTGTTCTAATACCACGACCATTTTCTAGGTATTTGGCTTCAACAATATCATGAATAGAAGGTTCGAGATGGGAGAATTTATTGTTTGCACTAGGAATATAATAAATACCATTTTCATATCGTTTAATGATGCCAAAAGAAACCAAGTAAGATAAAGCTTGGTTAAGTGAATGTTCATTTTCTATGTTTAATATGTTTTTGAGATCTTCTTTAAGTATTGGCATGCGCTCAGCATATATACTAGATATCTGATTGATATTCATTTTCTTCCTCCATCAATAATGCAATATATTTTATATATTAATTCTATCATAATAATTTTATGATGTAAAGGATCAAGATACTTTTAGTTTAACAACATGAGGAATAGGGTAGTCAACTAAGGTAGTTATTAGGGTAGTTGTTCTTATGAGATTCATAAAACACGGATTATTTAAAAACCTGATAGCATCTTTTTAAAGCCAACAAGTAGGTTATTTTTGGGGTAGATAAAGTATCAAATCAGACATTTCTTAATAATACGATAAAAAAGACAACAAATAATCTTGTCTTCATCAATTTTAATAAGTTTTCGTGTATTCAATGACATTCATTTCATACCAGCATACATAAAACAGACAGTCCTACCGTATAGCTGGATGTGATCATCCTTTGAATCATCAAATCCAATCACATTTTGTTTTAGCCATAGATAGCTATGCTCAATTGGATTCGTATCTAAAAACGTATGATAATCAATTTGAGGAACTTCTATATCAATTTCTTCAATTGGATCGTTTTGATTTTGTCTTGCTTCTTTGGATAAATAGCTTGATACACATATTACAATTTTCTTCGCTGAATAATTGATGCTAAATGCAGTAATTCTATGGTATGAAGCTTGAACACCAAACTTTGTGTCTAGTGCTTTAATAATTGCCATATAGTCCTCACTTTCNTTTTATCCTGTAAATGGTAATTGATAAGATATCAGGTGAACCAAGATTCAATCCTGTATTAATATAGATTTGACCTAGGACACCATTTACTGAATGCACAAAATCACAGGATTTAATCGTTGTATCGCCTTGACCAGATAGAGTTGTTACGCTTTTTCCATATGCATTCCACTGCACAAAATCACTAAGAGATGATCGAAACATAGATGATAACTCAAATGAAATAACTTTTGAAATTCCACTTGTTATGGTTGGTCCTGATTCATAACTATCTTCAATGTATTGAATGGTTGAGCTTTTTGCACTTCTAGTCTGATAGACATTACTTTCAGTACTTGCATGATAGTTAAGATAACTACCTATTAATGTGGATGATGCAGCAGTTCTATAATAGAAATAGGTATCAGACAAATCAGCTGTTGTGCCATATGTTGAAGATATAATATGTACTTTATAAACGTAATTAGGATCAAATGGATAATTCAGTGTATGGATATAAGCGTAACCTTCATAACTATAAACGAGTTCCATCTCACCGCCTATTTTGACAACTGATGAAGGTGTTCTTGCATATAAAGTATTGTCATTATAATCAAATGCAAGTTCACCTAAATAATTTAATTGTGCAGTTGTCGGTTTGGCAGTACCCCTTTTAACTCTGATAATGGCCATTAATAAGTCCCACCATCAATAATTGAAGATGGCATGAGAACTTTTGTTTTATCAATCCCTAATTTATAAGAAACCCTAGTAGGTGAGTAATTAGAATCAACTACAGCAACGTATACTAAACCATCTATGATGACTGAATTGGTATAATCAGTTGCTGATGGAGCAACTGCAATGCCATCAGCATCACTAATATAGACATTTTTGACATTACTTAAAACAGTTCTTTGATCTTCTGTTAAATGGAGATTGCTTGCGACATGGGTATTATAAGTCGATGCAGCTACACCACCAAGTCCAGCAAGTGTAATGGATACTGCTCCAGTTGATCCATTGACACTTGTGACTGCGTCTGTTGGTGTTAAGAGTTCTTGCCAGTTTGCAAGCGTTGAGTAAGGGGATGCCTTTAGGATAAAAGATTTACTTAAATCGGTTCTAACAGCAACGTCACCTTCTTGAGCGCTGGTTAACGCAAGCATCGCTGTTTGACTAGCAACGACAAAAGTATTCGTCATCGCAATCTTAGGCACGACACTATCCGCTAATTTCCCGTTTGAATCTAATATAGGAATGTTTCCATTGCCTGTGCCTGTGTTTTTCGTTGAAGCAGTTCCTAGATTGAGTGCTGTAATCTTTGTATCAATCTGAGTGTTTACTTTAGCAACGCCAGGTATTTTTAAATAATCCGATTCTACAAGAGGCACAGAAGTATTTGCTGTTTTATCTGCTTTTGCAATATATAAATGCTCACCACTAAAATCAACTTGTGGTTCACCTGCTTTTACAGTACCTGTTGTTCCAACAAGTGGTCCTGTTCCAGCTGTAGTTCTTCTTTTAATTTGAATTGTTGCCATTTAATTTCCTCCTATTTTTTCATGAATAAACTTGTTATCTTATGTGTTGAGTTTGTAGTCGTTAATGTTACAACACCGTTTTCATAAGAAATACCCAGCGAATAATCGCTGGATGCATATCTATATGAAACAGCTGTATTTGAACCAACAACTATAAATAATAACTCTCCAGGGAATGTTACAACGGTCGTACCGTTGATAACAACATATAAAACAGATTCTCGTAACTCTTCAGAATTGGTTCCTGAAAACCTGTAAGTGCCTGAATTAACGAGTGTTAAAGATTTTCTAACCGGCAAATAATGATTAAATATTTGATTATCCAGGTTATCAACTCTAGCTTTATCATTGCTGATTAGTTTTCTTGAATAGTTTGTCAATGTAACTGAAGTTGTTGTTTTTGTGTATGCACATAAAACAAGTTCATAAAGACCATCTGTTGTGAGTAGATTATTCACTGTCAACGAAGGATAACTACCCGTTTGTTCTTTCACATATAGACTCACTGTGTTATCTGTAGTATTGATACCTAATATTACATATCCAAACTTACTGGAATCTGGTGTAACACCAATGGTTGTTTGATTTTCAATATAAATGATGCGTCCATAGACTGAAACATAACCATCACTCAATGTAATTGTGTTGTTGGCTAAGGTATAACCAACCTCACTTTTTAATCCTTTTAAAATCCCTACATCACTTGAAAAAAGGAAATGATACAAGTCTGAATCAACTTTTGATGTGACATTTCCACCTTCAAATGTGATTTTTTGTAGTCCCATCAGAACTCACCTCCATCGATGTCTGTATTGGTAATTGTGATACGATTTGTTGAACTACTACCTGTGTTTTTACTGAGTAGTTGAATTTTTTCTGTTAGTTTCACGTCGNTACTCTCCTAAATGTAATCAGTGCATAATTTAATCGAATCCTTGAATGTGATACCTGTGATCACCGATTCATAGGTTTTACCTTTATGAATAAATGATACATAATCACCTAGATAGATATTGGTAAAGGGGATAAACACTTTGTTTTTCATGTCGATCATAAAGGTAATATTGTGATCCAGTTTGGACGATAACATTTCACTTCTTGCTTTTGTCTCTAATGTCTCAAAGTCGTTATCGATATAGATATAACTTTTAGCCATCACACTTGTATATCTTGATTCTGATGAACTTTCTTCGGTGATATCTCCAGTGGTAAGCAAATAATATGTTTTAATACTTTGATAAATTTGATTATCACTTCTTGGATAAAAGACTACTTTGTTAATGAGTTGGCTCGTTGAATCATTGGTTTCAATATTTAGAATCGATGAAAAATCACTTTTTATCATCATGCCTTGGTTGACACTCACAATTCTAAAATTGATACCAGTAATTCGTCCCCTAAGATACGTAACATCGGTAATAAAGCTAATGCCATATCCTTTTGAAACAAGTTCAAATACCTTTGACATACTGATGATATTGTCCATTTCAAAGTTAAGACTTCCAGATACAGTTGTTTCTTTACTTATCGTTAAATAAGAAAGATTTTGTTTTTGGTCAGTGTTGTTCTTAAAATGATTNGTAATCATCTGATAAAGATACTGAGCTAAATCACCACTAAAGCTTGTCGCTGGTATTTCCAAATTAAAAATCTCCCTAAAATCGAGAGATTTAATATTTGTCGAATGATCATCATTAAGTTCTATGCTTTCTAGTATGCCTATATATGAAAAGACATGGTTTTTTAGTACCACTATATCGCCTATAGTACAGTTTATATTTGCTTTATTGACTTTAAATGTAGAACGCTTGATTAAAACCATATCTAAAACAAGTTCAAACTGATTACTGATATATGCGTTATCTTTATACTGCAGTGTACTTCGGTCAAGAAATAATAGTTTCATAACCTATATGCCTAAATAACCTTCAAGAATAGTGACTCTACATATTGTCTCAGTAGCCACACCTGGTTTGAACTCAATTTCATAATTTCCATGATCTAAGAACAAAAAGTTATCTGCTTCAAAGTCTTGAAGTGCATAAATATCTGTAATCAATCCTGATTGATCCATGACCATTTCTTGTTTAGAAGGAATTGAGTTTACGGTAATGGTTATATTTTCTGCAGTTAAATATAAACGTAATGTTGATAAGACTTCTCCATTTTTCTTAATTAAAACTTCAGGATCAATCACATCACCAATCATTTCAATCACAAGTGGAGCTTCATTGAGTCCTTCGTTTTTAATTAAGAGTTTTCCTTGATAAGAACTTGAATAATAATACGGATAAACATATGGATAGACTTTACCACCTGATGAACCGTTGGCGATGATTTCATAAGTCTTTTCTTTTAACCAAAGTGATAGTTTCTTAAATATGATATTGCTTTGAATGGTACTAGCCACTAGTTCTGCTTTTGATAAACTCGCTATATCAACATAACAGTATGCTTTAAATGCATTATTTTGATAATGTAATCTATACGCTTTATTGCTCATGCTAATGAAATCAACAAAGTCTTTATATCCCTGATAACCTTTTAAAAAGATTAATGTTTCATTTATTTCGGACAAGGGGATGTTATATTCTGAACGAGAATAAAAACGACTATATTCCAAATACTTCATATCTAAAGAAAAACCAAGACCACTCACTTGAGAGATAATGGTCTGGTTTTTATGATTAAAGTAATAGATATCACCGAATTCATTCTCTAAATAAAATTGCCTAATCAAATTACACTACCTCCTAATGCCTTATTGATGGAATCAATATCAAAAGTAGGTGATGTTGTATTGATTGTGATGTTGTTGGTGTTACTTGTTGATGAGTTAGAGTTTGCATTATTTACTGCGCTAGATCCTTTCAAATTGAATGTGTTGGAAAAGAAATCTCCAACACCTCCAAAGAATCCACTAACTTTACTGGCAGCATTCGATGCGAAATCACCAATACCATCGGTTACTTTATTAGCAATGTTTGATATACCTTCAGTTACACTTGAAAATGTATCTTTTATCTTGCCTCCAAAGTCACCTATCTTTTTAGGTAGCTCACCAATCCACTCAAATATCTTTTGGATAAACTCCACAATTTTTTGAACTATATTTAGTACTGGTTCAAGGACAAACATCAATACTTTAATCGCTGGAACTAATATAGCATTTAGTACTTCACCAACAACTGTAATAAGTGGTGCTAAAGCTTCTAGTATTCCAGCAAACATCTCTACTTGCATTATCAATGGCATCAGTATGATGTCTAAGATTGGAACAAGTAAATCAATCAGCATAACAACTAAATTGATAATTACATCTAATATGGGCTGTAACGCTGTCATTAAACTATCTACAATTGCAAGGATGGGTGGTAAGAGCTGCATGAAGGTTTCCATGAGTCTACCAAGTAGTGCTCTAAATTCCTCACTTTGAAATAATGCCATCGCTAAAATCGCGATTAGCGCGCCTATACCAAGCGTGGCAAAGTTTATACCCGCTCCAGCAAAAAGCCCCGCAGAACCGACACCTTTAAGCGTCATGGCCACAATATTGAGTAGTGGTCCAACTTTACCAACAATCACCAGAACAGGGCCTATAGCAGCAACTAGACCGATAAGGGTTGCTATCATCTTCTTAGTATCTGAATCTAAATTGTTCCATCTAAAAACCCAGTCTTTGACAACAGGAATCATTTCGTCTCTTACCTTAATGATTAACGATTGTAAGACTGGCATCATCGTTGATGCAATATCTACACCTAAACTAGATAAAGCTTGTTTTGTTCTATCGAGTGCATCGGTAAACTCACCTGCTTGTGCAGCCTGCTCATTGGTAACAATCCCTAGATTTCTTGCTTCTTGTCTTAAATCTCTAATCGTGCTTATTTCACTTGATAAAATAGGGATAAGTTCTGTTCCAATTTTCTCACCAAAAAACTTATTAGCCACACCTACTCTTAGTGCTTCATCTTCGACTTTACTTAGTGCTTCACTAATGATTTCAAAGGCCTCATCAGCATTCTTACCCTTTAGATCGTCGACAGATAGTCCAATCAGTGCTAAACTATCAGCTACTTTATCTGCATTACCAGTTGCAATATCACCTAAGATACCATTAACTTTAATGAATGCCTTATTCAGACTTTCAGTTGATGATCCCATGATCGTAGCAACGTGATTCCATTCCTGAAATGCTTCAGCAGTTAAACCTATCTTTTGTGCGGTATCTCCAATGGAATCAGCAGTATATGCCGCCTTTACTGAAAAGGCTGATAAAGCAGAAACGGCTCCTAAAATAGGAACCGTTAAAGATTTTGTGAGCGTTGACCCAAGTTTACCAATTTTATCGAATTTAGCATTGCTTAATTCTCTAATTTTATCATTGGTTTTACTTAGTTCATTGTTTAGCTTTGATAACTCTGCTTCTGTATATTGAACATTGCGCTTTAACTTATTAAACTCTTCTTGGCTCATATCACCAAGTTGCACAGCCTTTTTGGCTTTATCAAGTTCTTGATTCTGTGTTTCTAGTTTCTTCTTTGTTTGAGTTAAGACGTCATTAAGTTTGCCTTGTTTTGATTTCCATAAGTCTAGATTAGATGAATCATAACGAAGATTGGTATTAATGGCTTTAAGGTCCTTGTTTTGTTCTTTTAAATCTTTCTTTATACCATTGAGATCATTTTCTAGATCTTTACCGTCAAGGGTTAACTTTATATTTAATCCTTTAACTGTTTCTGCCATTAATAATCACCTCCATCTATTAGTACAACCAACTTTATAAAATACAAAAAGCACATGAATACATGTGCCTTAGGACTTCTACAAGAAGATTCTTGCGATTTCTCAAATTAATGAGATTATACTACAGAAACTTCCTAGAGCATAAATGAAATTTTTAAATTTCTTCATCTTTATACCACCTCCGCCACTTAAAGTGGCCAGCAGAAGTGTTTATATTTTAACATTTGTATTAAATATCTACAATAGAAACCTATCAATATCACTTTGAGTTGCCCTTTTGTTTAATTGTTTCCCATTATTAATATTCATTTCAAGCTCTGCGATATCAAAGTATGTTTCTAAATCAAAATTCTTTGAATCTTCAATAGAAATACCTAAATGAGCTAGATTGAATATAATGTTTGCTGTGATGTTTACATCATCATTTTTTTGTCGGTGGCTTGGGTGTGGGTCTTTTCTGAAATGTCCCTAGCATTTCACCTATCGCATTCGTCAGATTTTCTAATTCATCTTGATTGCTTAATAAAGAAAAATCCAATGACATTAAAAAGTCATTGTAAGATTGTTTACTGAAAGGTCTGTTTAATACATAAATGATTCGAAAGATGGTATCAATCACTGTAGATAGATCATCTTCATGTTTTATATCTGATTTTTCTAATTTCTTTATGTCACTGAATAATTCTGTTGAAAATACATTGCGATAATCAATAATCGTAAATAGCGACGAATGAAGGCGATAATCTTTATCGCCTAGTTTAAGTGTTCTTTCCATGTTCTCTCCTTAAATGAATGTTGGTAATCTAGGTGTAGTAGTAAGAAAAGCTGGATAGTTTGTATCCCCTACGCCTGCAATAACTCTTAAAATCAGATTATTTCCGGATTCAATTGGTCTAGCTGTAATGTTTAGTGTGATTGAGTTTGCCTCAATGGAATCTGCTTTAGATTTACTTGCATCACCTGATGGCGTAGCTGTACATAAAAAATACCAAATGCGTCTAGCTTTGATATCACCTTGAATTTCATATCCTAAAGCAAATGTTTTTGTTTCACCATTCACTACCTCTACTAAATTTCCATTGGTATCTTCTAATACACCAAATATATCTTTTTTAAATACATCATCAATTTCAGTAAATTTCAGTGTGACTGTTGTCCCTGAATTGGATACTAAGGTTGCGATGACCTTATCATCTGCATACACTTGTGTACTACCACCGATAGCTTCAGTAGTAATCTCTTGTGCCCCCTCTAAACGTTTAGGTGTTGCAAACGTCCAACTACCATCTTCTGCTTGAGTAGCGAGCGCATAGTGTACGTTTGTTAACCCAAATGTAACTTTGTTGCTCATTTAAAAAACCTCCTGTTTGATTTCGTATACTCTGTTGACTGAACCATCTTGATTGACGAATTCAGATAATAATTCAAATTCATATCCCATAAAATATAGGGATGCTTCTAATTGTTCCTCTAAACCTAAATTCTTTTTTTCAGTAATTAAACTCACTTGAAAGGTTGCAACCTTCGCAACCGATCGATCATCAGCATAAACAATCGCTCGATTACTTATTTCTTGGTAGATGATATAGTTTGGGTCAGATTCTAATCCATCTCTAGTTCCATAAGATACCTTCCCAGGTAACACAGAATTCAAAGTATCAAATAAAACTTCTAATTTTTCCTGCATCAAACATCACCTTTTTCGATAATCCTTTTAATATCTTCTAGCATCTTTGGAGTTATTAAATCATAAGCTGGTCGCATAAATGGTCTTGGTCCTACATATTTACCACTGCGATGCAGAGTGTTGACAAATAACAACTTAGTTTATGAAAACTAGGTTGTTTTTTTGATTTTTCGAGCATTTCCAGAAAAAACGTCTAATTC